ATCAACCGTTTCAAGCGATAAAGGTTTTTAAAGGTCAAGAAAAACGATTCTAAAACCTGGTTGAACCTGGTCAATATTAAACTTTAGTGGTTTATTATAACCAAACTCTAAAAGGCTTGATGGGCGCGGGTTTGCAGGTTTTTGGGTGAAATTGGTGGTTAGATTTAACCAGGGGGTTTATTTTTAGCTTGCATAATGTATGAAAAGAGAGTATAATATAGATTAAATCAAATAGGTTAGATGTATACGTATAAACTCAAAAGAGGAGAATATTATGAACAATTTGGTAAATCAGGTAACAGGAGTATCCCGCAGTATCTCCAGAGGTGCAAGAACGGCAAATCTATCCAGGGCCATGAGAAGCAGAGCTGCAGCAACAGGTTAAACAAATTGGAGTAATTTAGGATCAGGCCGGTGAGATGGGCGGTAGTAATATGTTGATACCGGAAAATCAATCCCCAGGTCATGACAGTAAATGTTTCCGTTTTCGCAGATGTCCAGCCAGCCGGCTTTTTTTAAAAATATCTCAGCCTGGGAATTTTTAAACTCAGGTTTTGAAGGCATGTAATCTTTGATCGTTTCCAGTTCCATATAACTGTCAGGCTCAGGATCTCCTGAATAAGACAAAGCATCCAGCGGATTTTTAACTTTTTTGGTGGATATCGAGAATTTCTTAAATTTCGGCAGTTTTGCTTTGATTTTCAGATGCTCGTTGAGGAAACATCCGTCAATGTATTTGTCTCCATGTCTGAAAACGCCCCAATGATTCACAAGAAAATCCCGCTGATCAAAATCCTCAAAAACGATCTGGAACCGGGATTGATCCGGGAAATAAACACTCAGCCAAAACTCCGGATGGATCATGGATTGCATTTTGGCATCAGCTTTTTTTGTTTCTGCATTGAGCTTTGAATATTTTTTAGATCCTTCACTGGTCTTTTGATTTTTTGGTTTTAAAAATGAGAACTTAGGCGTGGGAATGGAGGTCTTCAACGGTTTAGGAGTAAAATCCGGTTTAGGCAGGTTTTTTTCGCTACCATATTTTTCCAAGGCTTTCTTGTATCTAAAAACTTCCAGCTCTACGAACGGGAAAAATTCCAAAACCCGCTGATAATCTTTCGGGAAATGTTTTTCCATGGCGATTGCATATAACATAAACAGGCCGTCAAAAGTTCTGCCATATGCTACATATTCAGGAGAAAGCTTAATATTGTGTTTCTTCATTTCATCCACCAGGCGGGCTTTGTTCCAGTCCCAAACCGGATAAAATATCCGGCGCTTATCATTCCAGGCGCCATGGGCTTTGATCGCACCTGCCCTGGCGATCGAATCAGCAGATCGAACACCTATGGCGGTCCAGGTATTTTCGGGGATGCCGGAAGAGATCTCGCAGCACCTGGAAATGGCGTCGAAAGTGATTTTCGGCATAGCGCCTAACTCATAGAGAGGCGTGATGCGTTCGGGGGGCTGATATTGGCGGGTGGCTATTCTATTATACAAGCTTGGTGAAGGGTATCTGTAAATTTTGCCTATAATTTTTTCACATTGATCAAGATATTCGTCAATGTGCTCCAACTTTGGCACGAGATAATAAGCATAAGGGATAATGTCAAAGTGATCTTTCAATGCGATCCAGCAGCCCCATGTGTCCTTTCCTCCTGAAAAGGAGAGAAGGATTTTGTCGGGGTCCGGGCTGTTTTTTTTCACGTGGTCGATAATTTCGTGAAGTGGCTGCATAAAGATTTCCTTTTTTGGATAAAATAATCCCACAAAACCCCTGAAATGTCAAGGGGCTTGTGGGGTGGGGTGGTTTATTTTTGTGTGTAGGGGATGTTGCGGATCAGGTAGTTTATGGTTTTCATCTTATTGCCTCCAGTGCGTTCAAGGTTTCCGATGCAATAGCGTTTGCATCTGCCAGCTTGGCAAGGCATTGCTGAATAAGAATACATTCAATCGGCGTGCAATGGGCCAAGGCCGATATCAATTCACCGCGCGCATCGCTAATTGTTGTCAAGGTGATTTCAATGTGCCGTTTTGTGTGCAGGCTTTTCATGGTGATTCTCCTTTATTGTGCCCCCGGTCTCCCGGGGGCGGTTTGGTTTAATCAACAATGTTTCTGCTTGAATTGATATACCATCCTGTCGAGCAAAGGCGGCGTACAGCGTCTTGTTTTGATGCACCCAGGATGTAATGAGTTGAGACTTTGCCGTTATGCTCAACTTTAACCTTGTAACCATTTACGTCTGTTCTGGTGGTTGATATGTCTTCGTAAGTCATGTTGTGTCCTCCTTTTAAGTTGTTTTCGTTTTCGTTACAAATATATAATGCAGTATATATGCCATAAATAAGAAAATTCTAAGAAAAAATTAAGAAAACCTCAAAAGTCTTTAATACCAATAGTTTCATGAGGTAGTGATTGTAAAAAGAGAAAATTCAGTATTTAAAAAACTGGTTAAACCTGGTCAATATTAGATAATATTGGTTAAATAAAGCCAAAAGCTCCAAAACCTTTAAACACGCATGATTCAGCGATTTTAAGAGGAAACGGTGGTTGGAATTAACCAAATGCTCAGAAAATGCTTGCAAAATAGGCTTTTGGGGTGTACTATAGATTGTATCTATAATAAGTATTGAAAGTGTCTATAATCAAAAGTGAACATATAAAAAATGGCCGAAAAACGCAGGAAAAAAAAGAAATACTCAGTAAAGAAGGTAAAAGCCGCCATTGCTGATTCTGCTGGTATCAAAATGGAGATATGCTCGCGTCTGGGATGCTCTCGGCTTACATTTGATCGATATCTTGAAGATATTCCGGCGATTGCAGAAGCATATCAAGAAGAGTTGGATAATGTCGGTGATATGGCACGTGGAGCGCTTTTCCAGGCGATTCAGGAAGTGCAGCCCTGGGCCGTGATGTTTTTCCTTGACCGAAAAGATCCTGAGTATAAGCGAAAAACAGCATACGATATTGGCGCAGATGATAATAGTGTTGTTTTTAATGTCAATTTCGGGAAGAAAAATGATAATTGACTATCAAGCCGAGAATACTATCTCTGATTTTCATATGTCGGATGCATTTATCCGCGGGGTACGGGGGCCAATAGGATCTGGGAAATCCGTTGGGTGTTGTCTTGAGATATTCCATAAAGCTGTACAACAGAGATCTTATAAGGATATCAGGCGGTCCAGGTGGGCAATCGTGAGGAATACTTACGGAGAACTTAGAACAACAACTATACAAACTTGGTTGGATTGGTTTGATGATTTAACCCGGATAGTCTATGGACATCCTATCACAGGGATGTTCCGGTTTCCTATGGGAGACGGGACCAGGGTTGAATGTGAGCTTGTGTTTTTAGCCTTAGATAAATCCAAAGACGTGAAAAAACTCAAATCTCTGGAATTAACTGGTGTCTGGTTGAATGAAGCATCAGAATTGCCAAGGTCTATCTTAAATATGGCAACCGGCAGGGTGAACAGATATCCGGCAAAGCGCCAAGGCGGGTTTAACTGGTCAGGGGTGATTATGGATACCAATAGCCCGGATATTGACAACTGGTGGTATAAAATAGCAGAAGAGGAAAAGCCGGAGGATCATGATTTTTTTACTCAACCGCCGGCTTTGTTGTTTAACGATGGTGAATATACTCAGAATCCAGCAGCGGAGAATATCGAGAACCATCCGATTGGTTTTGACTATTATTTCAAACAGATCCCCGGAAAACCTAAAGAATGGGTTGATGTTTTTATTTTGAATAAATACGGTAACTCTGAGCCTACATTAAGAGTTTATGGAGATTATTCAACAGAAAACCACGCACCCGTAGGAATTAACGTTGACTTGGGCCATATAATTTGGACGCACGATTTCAACTTTACCCCTCTTAGCTCTGCTATATTACAGAGAGATGGAGATAATATTTATGTGGTTGATGAAATTATCCTGAAAAGTGCTGTGGCAAAACAAACAGCCTTTGAATTTTGCGAACGGTTCAAAGACTATAAAAAATTGCCGGTTTATATTTACGGGGATGCATCTGGGCATATCGGAGAAAAACACGGGCATCAGTCAGATTACATGGAAATAGCCGATATTTTAAGAAAAGCCGGGTTCCGTGTAATAATGAAGGTCCCCAGGTCAAATGGGCCGATAAAAGACAGTCAAAACAGTTTAAGAGCTAAAATATGCGATGCGTTAGGGAACAGGACGTTTTTTGTTAATTCAAAGAATTGCAACTATGTTGATCGAGGTCTGCAAACTCTCCAGTTAAAAGAAGGATCAACCTTTCAGGAAGAGGACACAGATTTCCAGCATATCACAACTGCGTTACGGTATTATACGGCTGTTGAGTTCCCGATAATTAAACTTACCACCACAACAGAAAATTTGAGGTTCTAATGCCTGATCCTTCAATATTATCACAAGATTACAGAGACCTGGAGACCACGTTAAGGCTCCCTTATGCGCTCATAGGCGGAACAGATGCCATGCGGGCGGAAGGTGAAAGATTCCTGCCCAGGGAAGAGCGGGAAAGCGTCAAAGATTACGAATCTCGATTAAACAGAACGTTTCTCTTTGGCGGATACGAAAGAACTGTCTCTATTCTAACCGGGGAGATCCACGACAAATCAATCTCATTACAGAAAGAAACCCCGGAGCAGATTAAGAATCTGAGCTTCAATATAGATAACCAGGGCCGGAATTTAACCCGGTTTTCCAAAGATTTCACCGAGCAAGCGATTATCAATGGAACCGGCTGGATTCTGGTAGATGCTCCACCCTTGCCCCGGGACAATGAAGGTAACGAGATCAAAACAACGGTTGATGATGATAAGCGGTTGAACCGGCGGCCATACTGGGTAAACGTAACCGCTTTGAATTTCCTGGGGTGTAAGATTCAAGACGGTGAGCTTATCCAGGTTCGGATTAAAGAGATTGTCCAAGAGGATGATGGCGAATTTGCAACGGAGGATATTGAACAAATCCGGGTCCTGTATCCAGGCCGATGGGAAGTTTACAGGGAGCAGGAAAGAGAATGGTATCTTTTTGATCAGGGGACATCCCCGTTGAATAAGATTGCAATTGTGCCTCTTTTTACAGGACGAAAGAAATCTGATTTTACAGCAAAACCGCCGTTGACCGGATTGGCAGAGTTGAACCAGCAGCATTGGATATCCTCAAGCGATCAAAACAATATTCTTCATATAGCTCGTGTGCCTATTTTGTTCGGGAAGAGACTTCAGACGGATGATAACGGAAAGGTTATTGTGTCAATACATAACCTGATACACTCCCAGGATGATGGCGCTGATTTGAGGTATGTGGAGCATTCAGGTCAGGCTATGAGTGATGGATGGAAAGATCTGGCAATGATAAAAGAAGCCATGGCGCTCTGGGGGCTCGAATTAATATCTTCAGATCGATCCGGGGATATCACGGCAACAGAGCGGGCTATGACCGGGGCTAAAACGGGGAGTTTTTTAAACGCGGTAGCTCTGGATTTACAGGATGTTCTAAACTCAGCAATAGAATTGACATGTGAAATCCTGGGTGTTGATTATACCGGGGGCGCAACGGTAAATACTGATTTCAGTCTTGCATTGAATAACTTTGATACTAATACCCTCTTGAATGCGTTCAAAAACGGTTTGTTGGACAGGGCAACAACCATTGATGAAATGAAGCGCCGTGGGGTGATCAGTGAAAATGCAGATCCGGTGGAGATTGCTGCGGCAATTCAAAACGAATCGAGTTTGACCGGGGGGTTCAGTGCGCTGGGTAATCAGCGTTTGGTGGGCACAAATCCAAAATAATTGAGGAAAAACGCAATTTTGCAACTTATTGATTTTACAACTACTTTGTTTGGGTTTGTGGGGGGTAAAGTATATCGGGTTTTGACTCGGTGCTTGTGGATTCCTCAATTTTCTGGTCGGGAATTGCGGTATCTTGCAACTTTTGTTTTTTGTCTATCCGTTTCAACCGGCGTTTTTGCCGGGCTACTTTCAACCCTGACCTGTTTGGATTATACATAGATGGCCTCTGGAGATAATTTAAAAAATCTTTTATTGTTGTACCGCGAGGTATTCTGGCAATATCAGTTGGAAGGATACACCGATGATGCTTGTCAGTCAATACAAAAAGCGTTGAACAAGGCCAGAGATGAGTTGTTTGATGAGATCACCATGCGGGATATGCGTTTACCGGCGGGCAGAGAAAATGCCGTTTTGAAAGAGTTAAACGATCTGACACTTGGCATTCAAGGCATGCTCTTTGGGAATATTCAAGAAGCCGCCATGGTAGCCGGTGAAAAGTCGTTTGAAGAATACAACAACATTGTTTCCTTTGACGGTAAGCTGGCGGAGACCGTGGGTTTTGATGCGGTGGCCGTCAGTCCGGCACAGCTTCAGGCCATGGTGCAGGCGCCGGTCGGTGGCAAGCTGATGGAAGAATGGGTGGCAAACAGCTTTGAAAGCCATATTGTTGATGATATCAAAACGGCAATCCTGGCA